ATTTATCAATAGTACCTTTTGCAAGTTTATAATTCTTCATTATACGTCTTGCTTTACCCATGATCTGTCTAATACCTTGCCACTCTAACCAATCCAAATTATGTTTTGTCCACTCATCATCTTTTTCTTCTGCTGGTACAAATTGTATTGGTTGAGTAAAAACTCCAAAATTATTCTTTTTGGTTTTTTTACCTTTCTTTAAATCAATAGCATTTAATATTTCCATTACCTTAAATTTTTATATGGATACCTTGGCTTTTTCATACTTAATGAATTGGCTTCACTTCCAATATGTCTGAATGCGCTTCTATTTAATTTATACAAATTTTCTGAATTTTCCAAATGTTCTTCATTATCATATTCAACTCTTTTCCTCAAACCCCTGCTTGCTTCTTGTATTTTTACAAAAGTAATCAATGCAGCAATAGAAACCAATCTATCCACATTGACACCTGGTTGATAATGTTCCATCTCAATCATTACCATGTAATCAGGGATTCTTGAGATACCATAATGCTTTTTATAGACCTTCCCATCGTCATCTTGCTCAATATCTAATTCTTCTCTAAGGTACTCAATAAAGTAACTCAACATTACTGTTTTAAAAATTGTAGAAACATTTCTCCACCCATATTGTTGGAATTGAGTTTTAGATGCTTGCACTTCTTTTGAGAATACAATTTGAGAAGATGGTACAAGATACTTTTGTTTTCTCTTAAACTGCATGTGCTGAATAAATAAACCTACGTTATTCTCTACTACAGTCCAAGCTTGATACCATTCTATAATTAACTCCAATCTTTCATGAGTTTTATTTATGTCATCATATCTACCACACCAAGAGCATACAATTTTATCTCCCTCTATAAATGTTTCTACATCTCCATTTGCTTTTACTCTTTGAACTTGTGTAGAATTTTTATATACATGAATAGAACAAAGAGAATCTGATGTTACAGTTTTTCCCTCTGATACTGGATCGACAGATGCATAATATGTTGTACAAAAATCCTTTTCTTCATCTGGTATTTCCCATACTTGTATTGCACCCGATTTATCTTCAGCGGTTTTTTCTGTAGGAAAGATCAATATTGGTTTCTTTGTTGTTGGAGTTGCTATTATATCACCTACATTATCATAAGCTAAATTATAACAAACATAAGGATAGTCACCTTCTTCAATATCTCTTTTGTGTGATTTTACTAACTCTAATGGAAATATACTTTCACCCCTAAAAGCAAATGCTTCTTCCATATTAGTTGGTCGCTGTGAACAACGTATCTGATATGTTTCAGGATCTAAATCCTTTTTCCATTGTTTCTTTAATTCAGTTAAAGCTTCTAATGCTTCCTCTACTTTAGAATTACCATAAGGATCAATGTAAGGAGGCATTGACCATTGTTCAGGTATAAATAATCCGGTAGTTAAAACTGTACCTTTAGAATCAGCCCATTTATTTTTTACTTCATAAAATCCATTGGCTTTTGCTTTGTACATGTATTTCCTAAGAGGTTCGCATTGTTTCAAATCTCCAACAGTTCCTGAAGCTATAAAATAACCTGTAGTAATTTCTCCAGCTTGTAATGCAGGTAGCATGAACTCAAAAGTTTTATCCATTGACTTAGCAATTCCAGCTTCCTCATAAAAAAACAAAGTACATAAACCCCCTACCCCAGCAGTATCTGATTGCTCAAATGATAATGCTTGCAGTACACCTTTTCTACCTCTTTCAGTCTTTCTTCCATTCTCAACATACTCAATCTTTTGTTGCCATTCACCAACACTGCTTGGATTCATTGGTCTATACCATGCCGTGTGTTGATTCAAAAAGTTTTTATATTCATTAATCATTTTCCAAGTACCATTTACACCTGTAACATAAGCACTTAATGATGAACCAATTTTTAATACCGGACCGTACTCAAACCATAGAACATTCACAAGTTTTGCTCCATGAAAAAATGATGAACCAAACTGACGCTTTTTTAAAATGACACCATGCTGATAATTTAACTCACCCATTGCTTCATACAAAGCCATGTGATATTGAGCATCATGTATATCAGGAAAATCTGTTTTCTTTTTTACTTTGTCAATAATTGGCAAAAAGTTAATCCAAAAATAATAATCTCTGGAAAGAAAATACTTTCTGTCATCTTTCCAGAATAAAACACCCTTTCTTGATTTTAATTTTTGATCATCCCAATAAGTTATAAAATCTTTAGTGTTCTCAGAAGCATCACAGAAGTAACCATCTTTTTTAAATTTCAATCCTTGTTTTTGAAACTCTAAAACAATGTCATCAAATTTATACTCACCGGGTTCCTTAAAATAATCTGCTTCTAAAGATGTAACCATCTCAGCCCTATTACTAAAACTATGAGTAGTCCAAGTACCATTATCCCATAGAGGTATATCTAAATGCACCTCTCCTAAATCATCATTAATCATCGTAACTTAATTTTTGTCCACCTCTTGCTCTAGATGATTGTTCTTCTTCTAAATCTCTTGAAACCCCTTTGAATGATTTTCTAATTGCATCAAAGTTTTTTGCAGCACTTACAATTGCAGTTATATTTCCATCTCTACCATCAGTAATAGTTTGAGTTTCCATGTAGAATGCAAGTTTCTCTAACATGTTTGCAATACCGTTGTATGCTCGCGTAGTAGGTGTTTCATACATTGCTTTGCATCTATCAATAGCCATTCTGATTAATCTATCTTCTGGATCAAAATCAACCTCAAGATCCATAAGAATTTCTTCTTGCAGTTCTTCTTGAGGTCTATTAAAATAAGGATTGTCAGAACTCCTACATGTCATGTAGAATAAATACGAATAAATTTGCAAATGATTACTTGGATACTCTTCCATAATTCTTCTAAGAAAAGGAATTGTATGACAATGTTCTGTTGGAACAACCTTGCCGTTTATTGAGTCAAAGAGTTTAATGGCCATGATTTAATATTTTTTCTCTGTGTTCTTGAACATATTTAAACATTGCTATTACTTCTTTCTTCATGTATGGTAATTCATACGGAGTAACTTTCTTTACTAATGGATCACCCATAGCATCTGTAGCAACAACAGGATAGCCATTTTTATCTAAGTGATCTATTTCAAACTCAATATGATCCAATTGGATTTTACCTGGTTTTAAATTAAAATTATGTTTGCACATTATGTACATGTATGTGCTTAACTGTAGAGCATATTCATTGTAATTACATTCATCTAAATGTGCAAGAGGACCAAGCATTTTTTTCTTTTTCCCTGCTTTGTTTACAAAACCTTCAATCTTTATTTCTTTATTTGTTTTATAATCATACACATCAATGAATTCATCAACAACTTCAATTCTATCTGCCTGTCCACAAACTCCAGCAGATTTCAAATAAACCAAGTGTTCAGGGTATATCCCTTCTACCAATTGTTGATCTGGTGCAAGTTTTACCAAACCATCCATTAATGGATTTACAATAGTTAATTCTTTACCTTTTCTGGTAATTGTATTACAAGCAAGTACATCTCTTTCTCTTTGATCATGATACCATGAACCAAGATTAATAGCTCTTTTATTTTCAGAATCCCATAGTGTAATGATCTCCTCTGGAGTCATCTTATTGTACTTAGGATTTTTACCTTTGGAACAAGCATCTGCCTGTTTAATTTTATCAAAAGGTTCTTTAAAATAATGGATTAATCTTGTTACACTAATCCAGTCAATAGGATCTCTTTCATCAATGCTGATATACTTGTGATCATCTGCATAAAATTTAATTGCCATAATTTATACTTGTTGAAAATGTGTAGTTATCATTTTACGAGCTAGTTCCTGCGATTCTCTATCAGAACTATTTAGCATTGATTTCAGTTGAAAATACTGATTACTTTTAATAAACCCTAATGCAAGAATGTCACCAAGATTTTCAAAAATAGTATCTGCTTTAAATTCAGTATTAGATATAGTTCCACCAGAAACCAATCTGTTTAAATTATTAGTATTGTTTACAGTTAATAATGCACTTGCATTTAAAAGATGGT